GGAATGCCGTCATCGGATTTGCAACAGGCAACCACCAACCGCTCACGGATCTCCAACACACGCGCGGCCACTGGTCCGGATTTGCCCTGCATGGACTGCTCAAACCGTGTCCGCTCCAGTGCCGTCATGCCCCACACCGGAATCACCACATCGTCACCGAATTCCGGAACCGGAACGTCCTCCCGCAGGACTGGTAACGGGGTCCGAAATGCTGCCGGGTCAATCACTGTCCTCATCGTCGCTCCCCTCTGAATCGTCTGTTGTTTCCGGCTGATGCAGCTTGAATTGCGCCCGCACCGCCGCGTCAATTTGCGCCTGCGTCATCGCAGCCGCCTTCCTGCATTCGTCATCCATTGGTACCGCTTCGCCATTGCGAACCAGTGCCACGCAATTCGTCTCCGGGTGCTCCGTCTGGTCAATGATTGTTCCGACCGGGACAAACCGCCGACTGTCGGACTCGACAATCAGCGGGCTTTGCCACGAATCGACCGCACCCAAATCTCTGGTTGTTCTGCACTTCATTCCGTCACCTCATCAGCTAGGCAATACAGGGCACCCGTCGCACTTCAGCGTGATCGACGATCGCAGCCCGTCGGTTGCGTCGCCGGTGATGTCCACGCCGATCCCGCTTGACACAAACGTCAATTCGGTGCTGGCGGTGTTCGCGAACTTGACCTTCCAGTTCACGTCGTTCGGCAGTCCGTTCGTCGTGAGATGCGCAGCCACCGCCAGATCGGTGATTGCCTGATGTCCGGCCAATGCGGGATCATACAACAGATCGAACGTCACACTCCCGCCCTCAACGTATCCTGTCGGGTCGTATTCAACGCCCGCCGTGCCGTCCAGCGTCCGGCTGTCGTAGGTTTCGGTTTCAATGCCGCTGATGCTGAATCCTGTGACCTGTGCCACCGCCGTGTAGGTGGTGCCGCTGGCCTGCTCAATTATCGTGCCTTTGACTTTCAGCTTTGCCATTTCTCACTTCTCCTATGGATTGAACATGATGTCGTAGTCCAACGTTATCGCAAACACCCCGTTGTCGCTGCCGTCCGTTGCAGGCTCGTAGTCGTGTGACTCGCTGTTGAATATCGTGGCCCCAACCGTGAAACTTCCCGCTGCTCCGCTGTAGTCCGTCAGTCGTGTCTTGACAGCGTTTGCGAGTGACTCGGTTTCCGGGAACGTCCGGCCCTTGCAATCCACGTCAATCACGATGCTCCGGAGTGTGCTCGTGGTTGCGTCCAGACTCAGGAATTCTTCGCTGTTTAACTGCGTCAGCACGACATACGGCAACGCCGCCTTCTGCGGTGCCTTGTTGACGTAACACCGACTGCCAATCAGGTTGCTGATGGCTGCGGTGTTGATCAACAGATTCAGGATTCCGGTAATCACTTGTTTCGGTTCCCCTCAATTGTGATGCCCTCGGAAACGTACACGCGGATAATCTCGCGAATGTTTCCGCTGTACCCCGACAGCGTCACCATGATGGGACGTGCCTGTGGTGGCATACGTCCGCGGTTTGCCTTTTTGCCTCCGGTGTCCAGTCGCACGGACTTGCCTTTCCACCCACCACGCCCACGCTTTCCACCAACACGCCCTCGCTTGGTGCCTGTCATGCGGTTCTGCGTGCCGCTGAACCACCAGTGCACGTTCGCTTTGTCGATGCCAACGCCTGCCCGCTTACTGTCCTTGCGAGACTTCTGAGTGGTCGCAATCTTCTCCCGCAACTGCGATGCCTTCGCCTGCTGTTTGTCTGTCAGTCGCTTCTTCCGCAGAATGTTCGGCCCAACGCCTGCCCCCACTTTGACAGCCCGCCCGCCCGCGTTGTACTTTCGCTTCGCGTGCCGCCAGGCGATTGCTTTCCTGACGGACTTGTACCGCGTCGGGATCTCCGATTTGACTTTGTCCCTCCCAAACTTCCCGACCGCCGCCAGGGCCTTTGTAGCAACCTTGCCCTCAACCGTCGCCAGCATTCGCTGCGCGGCTTTTTGCACCGCCACCATGTCCACGTGCGCGGCCAGCAGTTGACCGTGTCCACTCAATCCAGACGCAAATTTTGCAAACATCAGGTTGTCCGCCTTCGCGTCTGAATTTCAATGGAATTGTTCGCCAAATCCACGTTGATCACGCTCACGATTTCGTAGACCTTGCCGTCGGTCAGAATGCGCATGTCCGGTGTTGCGTTTTCCAAAGTCTTTGACCACGGACAATTGAACACGAAATCAACGTCAGACTGCACTTGCGACACACGCCAGAACTCCCGACCGCCACGACTCCGCACTGACGCCCACGCCGTGCAATAGGTGCTCCAATTGGAGTCCGTGTTGCCGTTGACGTGCCCAGCCGCGTCCGCAGTCCCGGCCAATCGCTGAATCGTGATGCGGGTGGTGTAGTGCCTGTGGCTGGTTTTGGAATCGCACTTCATTGGATCACCGAATGGTAGGCCGTCCACTGCAACGAACTGATCAGCCGTCGATACGTCTCCGTGTTGCCCTCGCAGCCGTCCCACATTGCCCGGCAGTATTCCACGATCGCCAGCTTTGCCGCACGCGGTACGCTCGCCGCTGTGCTGCCGTAGCCTGCCACCATTGTCACCTCGACCTTATTCGGTCGATACAGACTCGTGTTTGGCCACTGCTTCGCTTCTTTCAGCCGAATCTCTGGTGGTGTGCTGGTCAGGTTTGCATAGTAATCCGATGCGGAGAACGTCTGCAAAACGTCGTCGCGGTCGTAGTATTTCAGGTGCGTAATGGACTGGATCGGTGCCAGTCGAATCTGCACCGGCCCCAGCAGGCTGCTAAAGTCCTCCTGGTACATAACTACGGTTTGCGTGATCAGTTTGCGGTACGTGTCCGCCTCAACCTGCAGGCGTGCCGCCTTCAGCATGTCGTTGATTTCGTCGTCGAAATCGCAGCCCGAAATCCGCAGCCGTGTTTTCAGTTCTTCCAGCGTGATCGGTTCGACTGCCGGCCCGCTGGTTGTGGTGAATGTTGGGCTGGCTGGTTGCATTTCTCCGGCTCCTGTCGCTTGCACTCAATCCCGAATCCCTGCCTCATCAGCTCCAACTCAATCCCACGCCCCGGTGCGACGATTGCCCCAACCGGATACGATCTCCACTGCCGTGTCAATGTGATCATTGCAACCCGTTCTCCTTCCGCCATTCGTGGACATACTGGTGTTTCGGCTGCATGTTTTGGTCGTACACAACGCACATTTCTTCAAGGTGTCCGATACTGCAACTGGGTGCAACGTAGATTGTGTTTCCCGCTTCGCGCCACACATGCCAGAAATAGATGTCATCGTCTAGCCTGTCATCGTCCCAATCGCCGGTTTTGCCCGGAACACTCCGAAACCACGGCTTCGGCAGCGTCTTGAATTTTTCAACTCGAAACAACGTCAGCCCGAAATGTGCTGTTGTCACTTTCAGCGGTCTGCCGTCAATCCTGATTTCGTCGCCTGTCTGGTGATTGCCTGTTGTCAGCAGCGGAAACAATGCCCCGCGTCTGCATTGCAACGCGGCCAGTGCGTCCGCCTCTGGCGTTTGTGCGAATATGTCCATGATGTGCCGCACGTGCTCGGCAGTAAACAGGCTGTCACTGTCAATGCTCAAGATCCAATCAACCCCGCGGTCAATCGCATCTTGAAACATTCGCTGCATACACTGCCCCCAAAAAACACCCTGCGAACAGTGCAAGTTGATTCCCAGCGGCTTCAGTGCTCCGTCAATGATGTTTCTCGCCGCCACGGCCTCATATCGGGGATGCGTGCAATACGCTGCGACTTTGACGGTCGCCGTTCTCCTGACTGGTGCTGTTTGCGGCTTTGTTCCGACTCTGTTTAGGCTTACAAAATGGCTGCTGCAGTCGCCTGCAGTCCCCTGCCATTCGCTCACCTGCTCAAATCCCACGTCCTCCAACAATGCCTCCAGCCGTTCCGCATCGTACGCGCTGCGGTGCATGTCGTGTTCGTCAGTCTGTCCGCCCATGACGTAGAACAGCCGCTTCCCGTCAGTCGCCGCCAGTGCCTTGTCAATGTCAGGCACTGCAACCCACAACCTGCCGCCCGGCTTCAGTGCCCGGAACCAGTCCCGCAATGCCGCCGTCGCATCCCTGAACGATAGGTGCTCCAGAACGTGCGATGCTCTGATTTCGTCCACCGTGCCGTCAGCATGTGCCAACGGAAAACACGGCTGTCCCGTTTTGATGTCGTAGTTTTCCCAACCGTCCAGCGGACAATTGCCCGCACCCAAATTCAGCCGCATAACCACCCCTCAGAATGTTGGGATGTGCGGGCAGTCCCACGACTGCCCGCAACCCCGTTACAGAATCAGACGAACACAGCCGTATCGGCAACGCTGGTCGTGCCGTTCGGTGCGTTCTCCAGCTTGGACAGCGTGCCCACTGCACTGACGACGATGTGGTCGTTGGTCGCTGTCGGTGTGCTCACGGCAATCCGCAAATAACGCTTCCGGCCCCGCACATCCACGCCGTAGTGGATTTCACGCGCAGCGGTCAGGTCGATTGCGGCCTGTGTGTCCAGCGTCGCAAAGTTTGACACCACGGTGTCGTCGGACTCGCTGAGAACCAGCGTCGGCCCCACGGCATTGGTGTTGACCTCGGAACTGCAGGCAACGCGAATCGTTGCGTAGGCTGCGCCCTTGGTGTCGAGATTCGCCGTCGCGGTTGCGTTGTTCGTCAACGCTCGCGGGGCAATCAGAATGCTGTCGTTTACCAAACGTTCGGAAATCATATTGAAAGGCTCCTCGGAGCAAAGTGTTTCGAGAGAACACCCGACACGCTGCCGGGTGTTGTGTCATCAGCTCGCAGCGGTTTCCAGACCGACAATCGGCCCGGCTGCGCTGTTGGTGCCGTAGTCGTGGACGACCACGTCGAATCGCTCGGTACCGCGCACGCCGATCTGATCGCGTTCCCACATGGACTGACCGCCAACCGTCGCTTCGGTCGAAAACGCAATCGACTCCTGACCGCGTGCACCGAACATTGCAGCCTGACCAAACGAACCGAACAACACAGGAATCTGGCTGTTGGCTTCGGTGCTCGGGAAGATCTGCGACGTGTACACCGGATAGCCGAGGAAGGTGTTGCGCCGGATGCCGTTGACAATCTCCGACGCCAACACGCCACCGGCTGCATACGCCAGCTTCTGCATGACGGTGTGTTCGAATGTCTTGTGGCACACCCAGCCTGCACCCGGAACGTCTGCGTAGTTCGGCAGTGCCCCGACAACCTTATTGAAGTCGGCCAGCGTCAGTTCTGACCACAGGTTGCCGCTGCCGAGAATCAGCCCCGGTGCGGTGCCTGCGGTCAGTTCATCCATCCGAGTGCGTGCACCTGTGATGCCGCCGTAGGTGCTGGTGCCGGTGCCGTTAAATGCGCAGTCGTCCTCTTTGTAGGCGAATGCGTAGGCGATTTCACCAATCAACCGATCGGCCAGCCCCAGAACGTTGTCCGCATTCAATTCATTGCTCATGCGTGCAATCACGGCCAGCTTCTTCGCCACCAGCGTGACGTTGTCAAACGTCATGTTCGATTCGGTGATGGCAGCGTTTTCGGCTGTGAAATAGGCCGTCAATCCGCTCAACTGTCGCGGCTCGGTTTTCACGTCACTGGACATGTTGACCACGTTGAACAACTGCCGGTCAACACCGTAGCGTTCACGCAACAGGATCAGGTCCGTGCCGAAT